GGCTCTGCACTTACATTCGATGATGGCAGTATCGATGATAAAGGTGAGATTCATCCAGAACAAATAAGAATAACAACTGGCTCAGGCGCAGGCATTATATTAGATGGCGGCAATGATTTTATTTACGTTGTGAATAGTAGTGGCACTGGCTGGGTAGAGATTGGAGCAAGTGGCGAAGTAATGGTCTACGCAGAAGGTTCATTGAATATGAGAACAGAAAAAGATTTCAATCTTCGTGCTGATAAAAATGTTAACATAGAAGCGGGCGAAAATGTCAATATTCGTAGTGCCAAGAACACTAAGATTAATGCTACTTCGGAATTACATTTACGAAGTAAAGGAACACAGTTCTTACAAAGCGAAGCAGGAATGAATATAGATGTCGGAGTTAATTGCTTAGTGACAACCGGCGGGGTATTACACCTGAACGGACCAATAGCACAAAAGTCAGAACTTATTATAGTCGGTGAAATGCCAGATATGCAAGATTCAGAAAATACTAAACTCAAAGAGACAATAGTATCTGTGATGCCAACTCACGAACCGTATCTGCGCCCTCAAGCAAAAGATATATCGACAAGTGATTTTGCAGTTAGATCCGCCAGTAACGAGGGCGGTAAATTAGCGGTGTTGTCAGCAGAACAAAAGGCAATGGTTAAGGCAGCATTCAACGAGAATCAGGAATAAATTATGATCGCAAGAAATGACTATACGGGACACGAGTTGCGTAGCAGAAGAAGTAAAGATAACAAGTTCGCTGACGAGTGGGAAAGACTATTTGGCAAAAAAGAAGATGAAAAAGAGAAACCGACTACCAAGTTAGGTAAAGCATATAAGAAGGTGAAAGCCAAAAAAGAGCCAAAAAAGGAAGAATAGATTATGATTTTTGACAAACGAAAAGGTTCATTATTAAATTACATACAGATGCCGTTGCATGTAATAACGCCCACTGGTACGTACTTGGGGACGGGATATAATGCAAATAGTAAACCAACTTACATACTCTCTCATGTGAAAGTGAACTTAGAGAGCGTGAGCGCCTTGACGTTTTCATCAATGAGCAAAAATGCTATAATACTAGATAACAAACCTACGCTCGGGGTCTCAGATGGCGTAGTTGGATATAAGTATAAGGTGTCTGCTACTGAAACGAATTATGGATATATAACTGTTGCGGGTACTCGCATAGATATCACATCTAAGAAGATAACAAAACCAATGGCTGAATTTATTTTAGAGAAACAATTACGAAACATCGGCAACATACTTGAAAAGTTTATCAAAGTAAAAATAGCACAGCCACAATATGACGCGCTATTATATCACTTTTATAATGAAGGGGTTGATACTATAGAAAATAGTCCAGTAATTGCTCTTATAAATGCAAAAGATTGGTATTCTGTAACTGATGAAATTCAATCTGGCATTAAAAAGAGTAATGGCACAATAGATGAACGATTAGCTCAACAGAAAATGAAAACTGCAAAGATGTTCAGTTACGTGCCAAGTTTTTCTTAACGAGCAGTTAAGACCTTATCTGCTAATCCAAATTCAACGGCTTCTTCCGCTGACATAAAGTTATCACGTTCCATCGCTTCAGTCATTTCATCAAATGTCTTACCAGAAGTATTATGGTTTACATAGATTTGAGTTAATGATTTCTTCATTTTGAGAATTTCTTTAACTTGAATTTCCATATCAGTAGCCTGTCCACCAGCACCACCACTCGGTTGATGAATCATTGTGCGACTATTAGGCAATAGATGGCGTTTTCCTTTCGCACCTGCTTGAGCAAGTAACGAACCCATCGAACATGCTTGTCCCATCACAGTAGTTGCAACATCTGACCCGATAAATTGCATCGTATCGTAGATTGCCATACCGGATGTAACTGTTCCACCTGGAGAGTTAATATAAAAATGAATATCTTTATCTGGGTTTTCTGCTTCCAAGAATAATAATTGGGCACAAATTAAATCTGCTTGATAGTCATTGACTTCGCTGGTTAGAAATATTACTCGTTCTTTCAGTAAACGAGAGAAAATATCGTAACTGCGTTCGCCGTTTGCTGATTGATCAACGACCATTGGTACTAAATTTGGCATAAATTGTTATCCTTGTTGTGAGTTCTAGTATTATTTATATACTATCATAACATTATTGGACCCATTTGTCAATCAAAAACTGCGAAGTTTATACCATGATAAATACATTTAGTAATTAACTACAGAGAAAAGAACAAAATGGCATTATTCACTGGTTTTAGTACAAAAAATAAAAAAGCAATCAATCACGAGTTGACTGATAAAGATTTAGTGGTCGAAGACCTCATGAATCATATTATGACTCGTAAGGGTGAACGCGTCATGTTACCCACTTTTGGCTCTATTATCCATGATATGCTGTTTGACCCATTAACATCTGAAACAACTGAGTTAATTGAAGAAGATTTAACAGAAATTATAAACGATGATCCGAGATGTAACTTTATTAGTGTTGACATTACTGATTCGAATCACACTATTAACGCAATCGTGCGCCTTGAAATTCTACCATCGAAAGAGAAAGTAGAATTAAGTATAGATTTAGAGAGAGAATAATATGAGCCAAGAACGAACAGACAATTTATTTGCAAGTGAGAGTTGGACAGCAGTGTACACTGCGTTTACCAACATCAGTCTTAAAGCATATGACTTCGATACAATTAGAGAAGCCTTATTAGCCTACACGATTCAAACTTATCCTGATAAATTTAATGATTTCATTGCAAGTTCAGAATTTATCGCGATTTTAGATTTAGTCGCATATCTTGGACACAGTTTAGCATTTAGATTAGACATGAACACTCGCGAGAATTTCATGGACACTGCCGAACGTAGAGCAAGTATTCTACAAATGGCAAAGACGTTAGGTTATAATAAAACTAGACCAATCAACGCAAAGGGCTTCATGAAGATTACTAGTATAACAACTAGTGAAGATGTTCTCGATAATGAAGGTACCACTTTGGCTGGTAAGAGTATTAATTGGAATGATGGCAATAATGTAGATTGGTATGAGAACTTTATCAGTATCTTGAATTCTTCTTTCACTGGCAATACTAAAATTCAGAATCCATCGTCTACATTAACTATCACAGATGTCGAGCATTCTTTATACGAGATAAATGAAGACACGACTACAAAGAGCGTAAACTATCCATTCTCTGCGAACATTAATGGCAAGAGTAGAGAATTTGAAGCAGTGCGTGTAGCACTAGATACAGTTGATACAAAGATATCAGAAGGAGAGCCAAATCCAAATAACAACTTTACAATTGTTAACAGAAATGACAACTTGGGATCAGCAAGTGATAGAACTGGCTTCTTCGTTTATGCTGTTGCTGGATCAATGAGTTATCAAGATTTTACATACAATAGCAAAGTATCAAATAGAATAGAAACAATAAGTGAATCTAATATATCTAATTCTGATGTATGGGTACAGAAGATAGATTCCGCAAGAACATACGTATCGAGTGTAACATCGATAGATAATAACACAAGAGAGACCGCAATCTACAATAGTTTACGAACTGGCTCTGGAGATATAGTAAGTATAAATTCAATTGACAATAATGGAATTGAACTACATTATCCAGATGGCGTGTTTGGCAATGCGGCATATGGCAACTACAGAGCGTGGTATAGAAAAGTTGACAACGATAATTTCTCTGTAAACTCCAATGATATCATTAACAAAGTTATAACAATTCCATATATTGGAACTGACGGACGAACTTATAGGCTTTCATTAACAATGTCAAGTACGATCGACTTTGGTGAAAACTTCTCTGGCGAAACATACACTAGTGTACGAAGAATTGCTCCAAGAAGTTATTATTCACAAGATAGAATGGTCAATGCACAAGATTATAATGTATATCCTCTATCTTTAGGAAACAATGTAGTTACTAAATTGAAAGCAGTGAATACATCTTTTGCCGGTAACTCACGATTTTATGAAATGGATGATGTCTTAGGACACCACTCTAACTTGAGTGTCACTGGTTCAGACGGAAGTCTATTTGTTGAAGATGAGACTGTATCTATTCCGTTAAGTTATAATAAATTACAAGGAAAGAGTGATAACTTTATAAGAAATGAACTGACTAAAGCATTAAAGCATCCAAGTTTATTGAACAGTTATTTTCATAAGAATAAATTAATCTCACCTGCTACAGGTAATAGTGTGGTTATTGCACAGACTTCGACTTATGCATCCGATTCGGCTGATGGAATGAAAATTATAACAACTTTAGCACCCACTAGTGGCGTATTCGTAGGCGACTATGTTGAGTTATTGATGACTGCATCCGGAAAAACTATCTGGGCAGATGTTAAGAAAGTAGAAACAACAACTAACACAAATGATACCCTTACATTAAATAAGTTTATTCCAGAAGTTGGAACACTTGTAAGTGTAGTACGAGGTTTTAGAACTAAATTCACATCTACAGAAATTACGAATATTAAGGCGGTCGTTGATAGTAGTACTGAACAAACGTTTACATTAAAATATGCGTTAGTATCTGGTATGGCAAATCAATGGGAGTGGCGAATTCACACGACTACTGATGTCCCACAAGAAGTACATGTCGTGTTTAATTATAATTCTGGCATCAGAGACAACGAATCACAGTACATTGCTAAATTTACAGGCAAAAAAGTAGCATTCGAAAGTAGAGACCAAGTTAAGTTTTTCTACGGCAATACAACTGATGTAATAGACAATGAAACAAATTTATCCAAACGAGATACAATATTTCTCAATTACTTAAAAGCAGATACCCCGTCATCAGGAACACCAACTGTAGATTCGGGCAAGAAAGTCACAGTAGGACAAGTTCCAATATCATCTGTTGCCACTGATGGCAGCACGGGCGCAACGTTTGATGCTATATTTAAATATAGTGGTGCTCCTACTACGTATGATTTTGTAGAAGATAACGACTCTGGCGCCAGCACAACATATACACATCATCTAGTGTCACCTTCTGGAATAGAATATCCCCTCGATAGGACTACTGAGATCACATATCCTAGTAATAGTGCATGGAAGATTATAGGATATACTGATGAGTATGCGGTCGTTCCAGCAGACGCGAATGAATATAAACTTTCGGTAGGTGTAAGTGATTTAGGAGATTATTCAATCACGCCAACTCCTATACCGGGCGGAACAGACGTTCCTATTACAGCATCATCAGATGATTTCACGTCACTTGACGCTGTTGGATTCTTAGAGGGGTACACTGGCAACGTTGGTGCTGCCACCAACGCATATGCAACAGAAACTTCTAATGAACTAGACACTTTAGGATTAAGGGTAAAAAATCGTTATCTTATTTTAACGCCGCAGCCACGAGTGGCAATTTTAAATGGCGCGATGTATCTGATGCAACTGAAACAACATCTTTTACTACTGTATACTCTTCGGTGTTAGATAATTATATCTTTACTATGTCAACCGCCGCCTCGGCTTTTTATAACAGCCTCGATGCTGATATTTATTTTAAACAATATGCTTATGGAGAATTCACAGTATCAAGTGCAACTCCACTTACTACTAGTAATATGTTACTTCGAGATAGCACAGGCACGATACTTGATAATTCGCATATAACTGTTACTAACACAAGTGGCACGCTCTATAGGATTGTTTTTTGGACATTAGCGATATCGATTGGAGATCTCATTGATGTAATCATTGGAGTGAATACTGATATAACCAGTATTGCAGACTTCTCGGTGAGAGTTAGTGCATCATTTGGACTAGCAGTAGGAACAACCACAAGTGCAACTACATATACTGCGGCATCGTCATATGTTTATGATGACTATATCACTTCTGCTGGATATACAGATAGCACAAAAGTTAAGTTATTAACTTCAGACACAAACGATAATCCATTTGCTATGCTTGATATTACAACTGGTGAAACTGTTGTAATGGAACAATACACTGATAATAACATAAAATACGAAAGAGCATCAAAAACAGTAGTTGCCGCTACGGCACCGACTGGTGTTCCAGAAGCCGCAACAATATATTATAATACAACTGATACTGTTTGGTACATTCGTGAAGCAGGCGGGTGGAGTGTGTTGACTGGACACGTAGATCAAACTACTGTTATCCCGCCCCTAATTCAAATTAACTACAACAGTATACAATATAGAGTAATAGAGGGCATCACATTCGTTAAAGACGAATTTACAAGTTTTAGGTGGGACCATTATGCTGATATAAACAAGCGAATAGATCCTAGTACTAGTAATATTGTCGATATGTATGTACTGAGTTCTGCTTATGTTAGAAAAGTAAATGAATGGGTAGCAAATGACTTTTTGACTGCCACTCCAACTGTTCCTAACAATTTTGAATTATCAAAGATAATGAATAGTATTGAGCCAAAGGGCGCGATAGCAGACCATATTGCTTATATTCCTGTACAGTTTAAATATCTATTTGGTTCATACGCGAGTAATGAAAATCAAGCAATATTTAAAGTCATTAAGAAACTGGGAGTTGGATATACTGATAGTGAAATTAAGACTTCAGTATCTACTAAAGTAAATGAGTACTTTGCAATAAACAACTGGGACTTTGGAGCGACATTCTATTTCTCAGAACTGGCTGCATTCTTACATAAAGAATTGGGCGATTATATTTCAAGTGTAATAATTACACCGAAATATTCAGGCAACAAATTTACAGATTTGTTAAGTATATCATGTGCATTAAACGAAATATTTATGGCAGTAACGACATCTAGTGATGTAAAAATAATAACACAATTAGCGCAATCTGAATTGGTAGGCAAATAATATGGCAAAGAAGATTTATGACTTTTTACCAAGTCATTTAAAGAACGATGAGTTAGAAACAATATTCGAAACTACATTAGACCGTGTATTCTCTGTTGGTGAAATGGAGAAGACAAAAGCATTTGTTGGCAGAAAAGAAAAGGGAATATATAACAGCAATGATATATATCTTTCGTATCCGGCACAGGCTTATGCAAGAGATAATTACGGGCTAGAACCAACATTCTCAAACATAGACGCAACTGATAATGTATTCTATGATGACTTACTCAACTCAATGTACAACAAAGGTGCATTAACGAATGACCATAGAAGATTATTCAAGAGTAAATTAGAAACAGTAAGTTTGCCAATAGACTTAGATAAGTTCATCAACTACAGTATGTACTACTGGGTTAAGCCTGGATTTACGGCTGATGCAAGTTATCAGTCATCCACAAAAAAGCATTATGTTACGATTGATAAAGACTCGACTGCAACTGACTTCTGGAAAAAGAATAACTCTTGGTATCACTATGATGATATTAAAGCATTGATCACTGACGACAACTTTACTTTAATATCTCAAGCACTAAGACCTATTATTGAATTTGATAAGAATATTGAGTTAAGCACTTCAAGTGCCGCAACAACAGTAGCATCATCATTTACTGTTCCTACATTTAAGTCATATGATGCTAATGGTACTACATATCTTAGCGACATAAAAATATTTCATTACGTAACGGGCGCATATGTGAACGATACTGAATTGGGATTTAAACCAAAATTGATGTCTGGAGACTATGAAAGTGAATTCGTATTTAACATAGACTTGTTAACAACTTCGACTTACAAACTATCAACCACATATAAGACGTTATATATTTCATCAACTTTTGATTATCGTAATCTAAGACAAGAACTAGGCGACAGCCTAGCAGTAACAGATATCGAATTGCTCCAAGCACCAAAGAATTCCAATACAATAGATTTGTACGTAGATGGACAGAAACAAATAGGAAACTATACATTCAGTAGTGCTACGAATAAAATTACAATGACTGAAGCAGTCAGTGGCAATCTGTATGTTGATTACTGTACTGCTACTCCAGTCGTGTATGATGGACAAACTATATTTCAACGCATCAATCCATCGGTTGAATATAACGTAGATAACAAGTCATACACAAACACAGAGATGACATACTCTCTTGTCTATGAACATATTGTTCGCATAATAGAGACATTACCAGGATTAACTGGAAGTGCAAATGCAGTTAACAATTATAGATCTTCGGGCACAAACACTGACAAAATGCGATACGCAAACCAAGGCAGTGTACTTATTCGCAACACAGTTGATGTTGCAGAGGCATACTTTGCACTAACACGAGATGACTACGACCCTATTAAAGCAACAGAATTTTTGTCTGGTGCATACAATGGCTACAAAAACAAATTATTGACTACTATTATTTCTATTTTAGAATCAAGTTCAAGTGGGACTAAAACTGATTTACAAATATTAGAAGAAGCTATTGGTACTATTTCTCTTGGAAAACATTCAAGTGTGAGTATTTTCAGAGATAGTACTATGTTGAACTTTGGTGATGTTCATTCTCATTATCAAACACTAGATGGCATCGTCATCGCTAGTGCGACAGAACAAGTAATGCCAACATTCGATGATACGATACTAAATGATAAAAATGTTGTTGTTATTCTAAACAACGTTATTCAACGATTACTAATAGATTTCACGTTATCAGCAGGCGCAACACATATAAACTTTAGAACAGCACTAACATCAAGTGATGTATTGACTGTTAGGCATTACACTAATACAAAAGAAACCTATATACCGCCAAGTGCAACATCATTAAAGATTGCACCAGCGTATCTTCCTGGGTTTGTCACAGACACAGAATATAGTTCTGATGTTGAATTCATTCGAGGACATGACGGTTCGCTGACCCCCTCGTATCCACTAGAAGACGGTAAGAGAAACAGAATTGATACTATACTTCTTTCATTTGAAACGTTAGTATTTAATAATCTAAGTAACTTACACGAATCGAGTAGTGCTGACATCGACAGTATGAATTATGGATTATATAGCACCGCTAGTGCTGATTATTCGAATATTGAAAAGAAATACATCATGTATCCATTCTTTAAGAAATGGATGATGAGAAACAATGTAGACAATCTAGACAACACAGACTTTGATGCAACGGATTATAAGACGTGGAACTATCGAGCAAAGGATGAGAATTCTAGTGGACATTGGAGAGGACAACTAATAAATGCTTACGGCACAGATAGACCTTTACTTGAACCTTGGAAAGCAATAAAACAATCACAAAGACCAACAAATTTTGATACAATATATGGCTCATCAGACTTCACATCAATCGCATTCTGGACTAATTTAATATCAACACATTCGTTATCTTGCCCAGTGCCAATTGATACTTTTGGAAACTTAAAGACGCCAAGTGATTTATTCTTCGGTAGTGCGATAACATCGAGTGATATACTATTGATGGATCAAGCATGGGAATTTGGAGACGGTTCACCAGTAGAACTTGCTTGGACAAGAAGTAGTGAATTTGCTTTTGCTGAATTCACATTAATGCTGTTGTCAAGTCCTTTTGAAGTCATGTACAATTATAGTACACAGATAAAAGACATTATCACATACTCTAATAAAAATGAAGGCATAGATACTAGTATTGTTCTTGCTGATAAAGCCAATTACTCATTCAAGTTGGGCTCAAAGTTAGGAGGATTTGTTAACAATTTCAAACTACAATCAGAGAACAACTCATTATCAAATAGTAGATTCTCTGAAATACCAACAGACAATTATGATTTATTTGTTCACGCTGGTGTACC